CTACTGAAACAGCATTATCTGAAAAATTAGATTTCTTAGTACCTAAACCAATATCAGTATAATTATCCGTAATAGCATCATATCTTGTCGAAATTACTTGTAAAGATGAATTAACACCTATTTCACTAAAATATACTTTTACAGTATCACCTAATAAACATATTGCTTCATTAATACTTTTATCATTAATTCTTATAAAAGATGCTTCAACTGTTTCAGATACAGTACCAATTTTATTATTTGAAATATAATCATTGGCTTTATCAGTTAACTCTTGTTCGGTTGGTTTATCTTCGAAATATTGTGTTAAATCTAACGGCAATATTCTTTTAGGCAATATGGTTTCACGCCCTTGAATAGGTATGGTCTTATTTGTAAGTGTTACCATTTCGGTACTTTCTGTTGTACTATTTTCTGGAGCTGGTATATTAGGTGGATAATCAGTTGAATTTACTTCTAAATATCTAGTAATAGTACTACCATTTGGTTGTTCAACATCAGTCCAAATATAAATTTTTTGATAGTATTCACCTTCAGTAGCAATTTGTACAGGGGTATTTTTTATTATTGGTGTAAATGAAGAACCATCAGTTTTTAAACTTAGCCATTGAGCAGTAAAAGGTTCTATAGGTTCTTCACCTTCACCTGCAGTTCTAATATATAATTGTTGATAAACTTTATCTACACTAGTATTTGTTACTGTGACTATTCTATAATAATAAGGGTAAATATCAGTATATAATTTATCTGATTTAATTTCTTGCTTAATATCAGTTAAATTTTTTCCATATCGTACACTAAACCCTCTATCTTCGCCACGTTTACGTAACAAATTTATTGAATAGTTATTAAATTTGTATTCTCCGCCAAAAACATCAAGCAAAGAACCTTCATTACCAGCTAAAATCGAACGAACTGAAGCTGGAACTTGAATATTAAATTTACTTTCTGTATTAGTAATATCAGTATTAAAAGTAAAAGGAAAATCAGAATTGTTAAGAATTTTTCCATTAATTTTAGTAAAAGCATCTTGAATACCAATTGCTTCTTCATCTAATGGTTCTACTATATATCCACTTAAATCATATGATAAATGATTAGCAGTAATGCTAACTTTACCATTAAATGGCTTAGAAATTGTATCAATTCTAAAAGCTTGAGGTGTATCATACTTATTAGGTTTTACATAAATAATTTTACGTAAAGAAATATCTTTATAGTAGTTACCAGTAACAGGATAAACTAATTCTAATTCAAAACTACCATTTAATTCTTCTAATACAATACATGAAATAGCATCCTTTAGCACACCTATGCCAAGTGTGCCAAAAGATGTTTCATTTTCATCATATAATATAATCATACTATAATGTCCACCACCTTGGCTTTATAGTAGGATTCAAGCCATTATTACTAATATTTATTGTAGTATTGCTTTTCTTTTCTAGAATTGGAAAATCAAGCGAATCTAATCGTAAATATTTGTTAAAATTAGCTGTAGAAGAATAACATTCCATATTTTCGCAATCGATAGTAATATGTGTATCTGATTCCAAAGGTAATAAAGTCATTACATTGGAACCAACTGTTATTGTTACTTTATTATTAGCTAATACATCAAATTCAATAATAGGTCTTGAATCATAATTTGTAGGATTGCTGACAATTATACCATTTCCAATGGCAATTGGCTGATCTCCTATTTTTAACCATTTTTGAGGCTTACAATCAAACTGTACTTCAATAGTTGTTGCTTGATCGTAGTAGTTTGAAAGTTCGCCTCCATTTTTAAATATAGCCATTCTATAATAGTCTGGCTCATAAGAATCTTCTAATTTTGTATATACATCAGAGGAATGAAGCCATTCCACTATACTATTTGCAGAAGCAACAAATCTTTCACCTTTTCTAAATACTTTAGCTAAATAATAAGTTGCTATTGAATTTCTATAACACTTATTATTAGTTAATATATCACCATTTCTTCCAGAAACATGATCAAGTGTAATATCTTTTTCTGGAAAAGTATAGGATGGAATAAATTGAACAATAAGTCCTAAATCTTCTGTAGAAATACCATTGTATTTAACTATGCCCATTGTTTATTTCTCCTTTCGATAAAATCTTGAAGCTTCTTATTAACTTCATTGGCAATTTCTTCTGGGTCTGCACCACTAATATTGAAAACAATATTGTAATCGCCACTATTATTTGTAACTCCACCATTATTTGTTGAATTTGCAGAGTTTTGCATATTTGTCGCTTTGCTATTAGCAATATCATTAGAAGTTTGTTCAGCTAATTTTACTGAACCTGAAATAGAATATCCATTTAATGTTGACAACATTCCTGCTATGTTACTTACGCCGTTAGTAATTTCATCATAGTTAATAACAGGTGTTATAGTTAAAACATCTTCAGGAATTTCTTCTTGAACTATAGTAAGAATATTACGTACAACTTCTTGGAATTCATCTTTAGATAACTCCATAATATCTATGGAATCTGAAATCATTTGATTGATTGTATCATATAGTATACCACTATTATCAATTAGTGCTTGTGCTAATGCAATATTAATTTGGCGACCATATTTTTCATAAATATCATTTTCACTCCATATTTCAGAAGCATCATCATAAATACCTTCCATAGAATCATATACGCCATTTTCGCCATCTTCTAAGCCATTTTGATAACCTTGAACAGTATTTTGACCATACTGGTAAAATAATCTTGATGGTGAGTGAATACCAAATAAATTACAGAACCAATCTACTATACCATTCCATAAATTTTTCCAGAAATTAACGAATCCTTGCCACATTGCTTTAATACCATTCCAGATACCTTGAACAATATTCTTTCCCCATTCACCAAATTTCTTGATCCAACCTTTGATTCCATTCCACATCTTTTTAACAAGTTCAACCATAGCTGAGACTGCTTTACCAACACCTGCACCGATACCTTTAATAATACCTAATATAATGTTAGAAGAACCTTCTTCTGCTTTCTTAGATGGTGAGTGAATACCGAAGAAATTTAAGAATGCATTCCATAAATGCTTACAGAAATTAATCATAGTATCTCTAACTCTTGCTGCATTATCTTCAATTGCTTGACCTAATCCATCAATTAAACCAAGTACTAAATCAAATGCGGCATTTATTAATCTAGGAAGTAATGAAATTAATGTCTGAACTGCACCTTCAACAACCGTAATAATTAAATTACCAAGTCGTTTTAAGAATTCCGGAACATTTTCTGCTAATTTATCTATTAATATAAATACTATATCTAATACATCTTGTATAATTCTTGATGCAGATTGTTTCAATGCATCAAGTAGAGCTATGAGAATTTCCATTAAGCTCTTTGCTATACTAGGCATATTCTCTGCCAATTTTTCTAATAATAAAGTTATAATATTGACAACTGTTTCAATTATAGCAGGTCCTCTATTAGCTATTAATGAAATAACATTACCTATTAATCCATCAACTAATTCAAATATCTTTGTCAATGTATTAGATAGACTTTCAATAAGTGCAGATACGATAGCTGTAATGGCTTCTGTTAATTTTGGTCCTAATGCTATTAGTGAATCAACTAAACCAGTAACTAATTCTGCAATAGCTAATCCTGCTAATGAACCTAAACCAACTAATATTGAAAGCGCTGATGCAAACATCAATGCTGCTGTAGCAACCATAGTCAATGCTGCTCCAAATGCTAGTAATACTATTACACTTGGTCCTAATAGCTTTGAAAGTATTATCATTACACCTAATGTTGCGACAAATACACCAAAGCCTTTCAATAATGTTGTCCAATTCATATTACCAAATATAGCAATTGAACTAGTCAACAATAACATAGATGCTGCTATAACTGCTAGCGAAGCACCTAATATTGCAAGGTTACCAGATGAGCCAGCAGAAGTTAATTTACTTAATAATATAACAACTCCTACGAATGCTGCAATAGCACCTACACCCTTCCATAAGTCACCTGCTGACATGCTTCCTAATATTGAAATAGCCAATGCAAATTCCATCATTGCAGCACCTAATAATATCATACCAGCTGCAAATACATTTAGTTTCAATGAACTAAATATACCTACTAATTTGACAATCATTGCCATAGCAAGTATAAAGAACTGAATAGTTTCTCTACCTCTTGTAAGAGCATCTTCATTCATTGTACCTAATATCAATATTACTGCTGCAAATATAGCCATAGCTTTACCTAGAGCAATCATACCCGTTGCAAATACCATTAACTTTAATGAGCTAAATATACCTACTAACTTAACTACTAGAGCCATTACTGCAATAAATGCAGTTATTGCTCCAACACCATTCCATACCTTTGCTGCTGGTAAGGCTGCTAATATTGTGACAGATGCAGTTAACTCTGCAATCGCTGCACCCAATAGCATTAATGATACAGAGAATGCTGCTAATGTAGCTGCATCACCTATTTTGACGATTTTACCTATACCTACAAATATAGCTAATAAAGCTGTTATAACACCTACTGCATTCCATATTTTTCCTGCATGTAGAGTTGAAAGTATAGCTAATGTACCAGATAATATCAATAAACCAACTGACAACATTGACAAACTAGTTGCAAATGCTGCTAAAGCTACTGCATTTCTAGCCTTAGTTATTCTTCCTATAACAGTTAACATGGCCATAATTACACCAAGTGCAACTAGACCTTGTGTCATTTCCTTTTTACCCATTTTGCCTAAAACTTTAATAGGCTTTACAAGTAATCTTATTGCTACTGCAAACATTATTAATGACATAGCGCCTCTGGCCATTATACGTCGCTGTTTGTTAAGTATTGCAGAAACGGTAACCATCATCATTGTTAATGTCATTATTGCTACTAATGAGTTAGAAATTTGATCGAAACTCATAGTACCTAATAATTTCATAGTTA